TAAGACTGGAGAACGGTACTTACCCGAGGCTGCAATTAAATCTTTGTCGTCTGCAGAATATGCAGCTACCACTAAAGCAAAACGTGAAGGTACAAAGGCTGGCAAGCAGTTTGTAAAACAGCCGAAGAGTATAGCAAAGAAAACAGCAAAGTTTAGAGCAGCAGAGGGTGGTATGGCTAAAGGTAAAACTGAATGTCCTAAGTGTAAGGGCGCAGGGTGTTCACACTGCGGCGGTAAAGGTTATCATACAGGAATGAATAAGGGTGGAGATATGGGTAAAAAACCTATGAATAAAGGAATGGCAGCTTTGAAGAAAGCAGCACCAGCAGTAGCCAAAAAGATGGGCTATATGCATGGTGGTATGACTAAGAAAAAAGGTTATGCAGAAGGTGGCTTAACTAAGTCTACTGGCAAAATGAATACAGGCATTAGAGGGTGTGGAGATAAGTAATGGCTGATAAAAAGAAAAACAAACCCGCAGTAACTAAACGTATGCATACTCAAGAGGCTGCAGAATATTCACTTGCTACTTCTCCACGATTTAAAACAATTGCTGCAAAGGTAGAAAAAGGAGAGCTTACTACTGCAGAAGCTTTAGATATGCTAGTTCCTAAAGACCTAAAAGGTGAAGAACGTAAAAAAGCACGTAAGCAAATTGCTGGTGCTCTTGGTACTCAAACTGCAAGGCAATTTATAACAAAAACACGACAAGAGGTTAGTGAAGAGGTTAATCGCCCAGGCGGTAAGTACGAAAAGAAACAGTCACGTAAACCTGGTATGTCTAAAGGTGGCATGGTAGATATGCGTAAAACAGGCTTGTTTAGATAAGGAAATAATTATGGCTAAGATGACATTAAGAGAGTATGCTAACGCATGGTTAAAAAACAAAGGTACCACTGTAACTAAAGCTAAAAAGAATGCTGGTAAATATAAAAGCATTGCAGCAGCTAAAAAAGCTGGCTCACTGTACTATACCGACAAGAATGGTAAAGTTCAACTAGCTGTGTATGCAGAAGATCTAAAACGTGGTATTTCACCACGTCCAAAACTACGCCCTGGCTCTAAAAAACTTAACGTAAATCAAATGACTGCTGCAGAAAAAGCAGAAGTTAAAGCAGCTAATGAAAGAAACAAAGTTGCACGAGAACAAATAGGTGGAGATGCTTCTTCTGTTAAAGCAATTGCTGCAGGTGCTGGCGTAGACAATAAACCTAAACCAAAAACTAAAAAAGAACCTACTAAGTTTGGCCCTTACTACGACACATGGCGTAAGTCAAATAGTGGTGGTATTGTAGCTTATCGTAAGGATATGGCAAAACGTGGTCTAAAGCCTCGGACTTCTGCAGGTAATAGGTAATGCTAAACAACCAAGGTAAACCAGCACGTAGACGTTCAGTGTACGGTCACAATTCTGGCACTACCGTAGAAGACGTATATACATGCCCAGCTAATTGTGTAGCTGAAGTTACCTATATTCTTGTGGCTAATGGCGATGGTGCAACTAACAGTGTTACTATCCAGTGGTATGTAGCTGCAGATGCTTATACTTCACATTTCCTAAATGATAAGAGTTTAGCTGGTGACGGCTATCATGAGTTTGCTGATATTGATCTTGTTCTACAAGCAGGTGATAAGATACAGGTACAACCTAATGCGGCAGGACACATTGACAGCATTGTTACTGTAACTGAAACCTTTGTCCCTGTGGGATAACGGGGTTGCAATATTAGCAATAGTATGTTATAACTATATGTGTAAAACTACTCTCCGTAGGCAATAGTGCCACTAACGGAGATAAAAATGTTTAAAAAATTAGTACACAAAATTCAAGATATGCAACAAAGACGTGCAGACTATTATCTACTGATGAATATGTCTGACCGTGAATTGAGAGACTTAGGAATTGGTCGATCAGAAATAAGGCAACGACTTTATGGCGAAACAACTTACTGAAAAACAGCAAGCATTTTTAGATGCACTGTTTAATGAAGCCGAAGGCAACCCTGCAAAAGCACTAAAGATTGCAGGGTACGCCCAAGGCGTGTCTAGTACGTCTATTATGGCATCTCTTAAAGCAGAAATTGCTGAACGTACACGTGACTTTATCGCACAAAATGGGCCAAGAGCTGTTTGGTCTATGATGCACGTAATGCAAAACCCCACCGACTTGGGCAATAAAGAGAAGATGGCAGCGGCAAAGGACTTCCTTGATAGAGCTGGCTTTGTAAAAACTGAAAAAGTCGAAGTAAAAGCCGAAAACCCTTTGTTCATCCTGCCTCCAAAGACAGATGAAGACTAAAACTTGGAAGTTACCTAAACCACAAAAAGTAGATGGTGAGTATGAATGGGTTCCTGTAGTAAGAATTGGTAGAACCATACCATTTGGCTATAGACAAGACCCCAGTGATGATGATATACTACTGCCAATACCAGAAGAACTAGAGCTTTTTGAACAAGCTAAGAAGCATTTGAAAAGATATAGTTACAGAGAAGTAGCTGCTTGGTTAAGTACATCCTCTGGTAGAAATATCTCCCATGTAGGTTTGTATAAGAGGGTAAACCTTGAGCAAAAACGTAAGAACGCAGCTAAAATCCAAAATTTCTATGCCCAGCGGTACAAAGAGGCAGCAGAAAAGGCGGAAAAGCTCGAAAAAACAAGAATCGGTGCAAGAAGAAGGGTTGATGGTGGAGGCAGTGCCAGCGACTCCGAAGCCAGAGCCGATTGACGTAGAACAAGCTCAACGTGAAATTATCTTTGAGCCAAACCCAGGTCCACAAACATCCTTTCTTTCTGCTACAGAACAAGAAGTATTGTATGGTGGTGCCGCAGGTGGTGGTAAATCATATGCAATGGTTGCCGACCCAGTTAGATATTTAAATAATCCACAGGCAAGAATGCTTCTTGTCCGTAGATCGACAGAAGAACTACGAGAGCTTATCTCAGTATCTAAACAACTTTACCCCAGAGCAATTCCTGGAATTAAGTTTATGGAAAGAGATAAGACTTGGGTAGCCCCTAGTGGAGCTACACTCTGGATGTCTTATCTTGACCGTGATGATGACGTTATGCGCTATCAAGGTCAGGCATTTAACTGGATTGGTTTTGACGAATTAACGCAATGGCCTACTCCCTATCCTTGGAACTATATGAGGTCACGTCTTCGTTCAACCAAAGCTAGTGGGCTACCTTTATATATGAGGGCCACAACCAACCCTGGTGGTCCAGGACATGCTTGGGTTAAAAAGACTTTTATTGACCCCAGCGCACATAATAAACCTTTTTGGGCTACAGACCCAGATAGCGGTGAAACAATTACATGGCCAAAGGGTCACAGCAGAGAGGGTGAACCTCTTTTTAAAAGGAAGTTTATCCCTGCAACTCTGTTTGACAACCCTTTCCTGTCTGACGATGGGATGTATGAAGCCAACCTTTTGTCTCTACCTGAGCACCAACGTAGACAATTACTTGAAGGTGACTGGGACATCAATGAAGGAGCTGCATTCCCTGAGTTTAGTCGTCGGCTTCATGTGGTAGAACCCTTTGAGATTCCACATAGTTGGCCAAAGTTTCGTGCATGTGACTACGGCTACGGTTCTTACACTGGTGTCGTTTGGATTGCAGTAGCCCCCGATGAACAATTAGTTGTTTACCGTGAAATGTATGTCAGTAAAGTTCTGGCAACAGATTTAGCTGACATGATTCTGGAAGAAGAAGTAGACGAAAAGATACGTTATGGAGTTCTTGACTCTTCTTTGTGGCATAAGCGTGGTGATACTGGCCCTAGTCTTGCTGAACAGATGATTGTTAAAGGATGTCGGTGGCGTCCTGCAGATAGATCAAAAGGATCACGTGTAGCAGGTAAAAACGAAATACACAGACGTTTACAGGTAGATGAGTTTACTGAAGAACCGAGAATGGTAATCTTTAACACTTGTAAGAATCTTGTTGCACAACTTCCATCTATACCTTTGGATAAAAACAACCCAGAAGATGTAGATACAAACGCAGAAGATCACCTTTACGATGCCTTAAGATATGGCGTTATGACTAGACCAAGAAGCGGATTGTTTGATTACAACCCAATGCAAAGCTCAGGATTTCAAGCAAGCGATCCTACCTTCGGATACTAAGGAAAAAACATGGAAGAAGATGACATCTTTGAAAACGAAATGGCAATGGACTCTATCGAGTCTCAAGCTATTGAGGATATGAAAGAAGATACATATTCAGACCCACTTGCAGGTAGTGTTGTAGGTCTAGTTAAAGAACGTTATAGTAAAGCATCTACTGCACGTGAAACAGAAGAGCAGCGTTGGGTCAAAGCTTATCGTAACTACCGTGGGTTGTACGGACCAGACGTACAGTTTACTTCTACAGAAAAATCACAAGTATTTGTCAAAGTTACAAAGACCAAGGTACTAGCTGCCTATGGTCAAATTGTGGATGTATTGTTCGGCAACAACAAGTTTCCAATCACTATTGATCCTACAACTTTACCAGAGGGTGTGGCAGAGTCAGTAAACTTTGAATCTAACAACAACATGACTGAAGCTAAGTCTCAGTTTGGTCCAGAAGATACTAAGTTGCGTCCAGGTGAAACTGTTGTAGACTTGCGTGAAAGTCTTGCTGGTATGGAAAACAGACTAGCCCCTGTGATGGACAAGTTGCAAGAAGGTGAAGGTAAAACTCCTACAGAAATTACTATTCACCCTGCAATGGTTTCAGCTAAAAAGATGGAAAAGAAAATCCACGATCAGCTAGAAGAGTCAGGTGCAAACAAACAACTACGTGTAGCAGCATTTGAGTGTGCCTTGTTTGGCACAGGCGTTATGAAAGGCCCATTTGCTGTAGACAAAGAGTATCCTAACTGGAATGACGATGGTGAATACTCACCTAAGTTTAAGACAGTGCCACAAACTTCGTCTGTATCTATTTGGAACTTTTACCCTGATCCAGACGCAGCA